CAGTGCCGATCAATACCTGGCCGGGCAGTGGCGTTGCCGTGGTGCCTGTCCCGCCGAGGGCCGGGGGAAACGCCGCAGCGACCGCGTCAACCGCGCCTAATACGCCGAAGATGGCGATGAGGCTGATTGCTACGATGACGGCTTTCTTCATTGATATTGTGCGATGTGTGGTTGGCCGGAGAGGCTCACGTCTGGCGGGGTTATGTAAGTAAGTGTGCCACCTAGAATCGTGTAGTCAATGCCTTGCTCCTGCGGCTGTCGGGCGAGCCGGAGCTGCACGGATGCTGGATCGAAGGGAACCGGGGAAATGGTGAAGACGGTATTTACTCCGTCGATAACTCCTTGCACATCAATGTACTGCCACGACTTCTGAAGGTTGCCCTGGATGTCCGTGATCATCTTTGCCGTGATGCCAAGGATCATCCGGTAGGTCTTTCCTGGCGTGTTCTTCGTGGATGCGACGGTGCCTTCCTGGCCACGCTCCACCGTGAGAGTATTTCCGCTAACCGCCGTCACGCGGACGATCTCCACATTCGGGTCGTCGGAGGGGTCGGCAAAGTCCGTGATGTTCCAATAGACCAGATTGAACGGCGCGCTCGGCAATGATGAACCGCCCGCGCTCAACACGATGGACGTAGCGGATTCGTCATAGCCCTGGCTGACGAGGAGCTTTATGAAATTCGCTACGGCATCTAATGTCATGCGGACGCTAGTTGATGCTCACGTCTTCGGGACGCGCTACGCAGTAACAGTTCGGGTGCAAAGGCGGCGTGCCAACGTCGCCGTAGCTTGCGGTCATTGTTGCATCGTCCGCTGTGAGCGTCGCGCCGCTGTCGAGGAAGTTGCTGTCGATGGAAATGACCGTGCCGTCGAGCGCCTTACAGAATGGGCATGGTTCGCCGGATGCCGTGTACCATTTGATTGTCTTTACGACGCCTGACTGTTTCCACGTCTCCTTGAGCGATGCGTTCGTTGTCCGGAACGCCTCGGTCTTCGCGATGCGCTCGGCCCCGTAGTCGTCCGCCGCGCCGTACACTTCGCCTACCGCGCTCGTGATGTCGGCAAGGCTATCGCCTTTCGAAAGGCCCTCGTTGATCGCCTTCTCAAGCTGCGACAGCACCGTGTTCTGGTAGCTGTCGGACATCTTGGCGATGGACTCGTGCAATGCCTTCGCCGCATTCTCGTCCGAGATCGGATTGAGGTCGGTAATGCCAAGCTCTGACGCCGCTGCTTTGCCCTCCGACTCGTAGAGCGATTCCATGATCGGTGTCATGGCGTCTACCGTGATGCCGATCCATTTCTCAATATCAAAAAGCTTCGTGGGGTCTATGGCCTTCTCGATGACGGATGGGAGTTTGTCGGTCACTTCCTTGTACTGCTCGGCGTTGATGCGGCGGATCGATTCTGCGATCTCGCGTTCGGCTTCGGTCGTGCGCTCCGTCGCCGCCTTCCATGCAACCTCGTCCTGGGCCTTTGTGGAGAACTTCTTGGTCGGGTGGTCGAGTGCATCCTTGACGGCTTTTGCGACTTTCTCGGCGAGATCTTCGGACATCTTCGTCCGAATCTTTGCGCGCTTCTGAAGCTTTGTCCGAGCGGGCCGGAACGCTACACGCTGGCCGTTGGCCGCCTTCTGGATGCGCTGCAATGACTTCCCGCTGCGGTTTGCCTCCGGGGTAACGTCGCCGTCGCCCGTTGGCTCCCCCGTCGGCTCCATAGCGGTCGGGTGCATGAGCTGATCTCCGCCGTCCACCGGACCTAAGCCCATGAACTCATCGCGGGCCTCGTTTATCGTGAGCACCGGCTGACTGCCGACGGATGCCTGCATCTCGGTCGTCCTGGCGGCGCGGTCTTCCGGTACTGGGTCGATGAATGTGATGTATAGGTCGTCACCATAACGCGGGACAAGCTTCTCGTTCAAGAAGCTGCAAATAAGGATCATGCGCGGCTTGATGACGCGCTTTGAGAACACGTAGTCTGCCGTCTCGGCGGTCGCGCGGTTCGTGTCTGACTCCGCCGTGCCAAGGATCGTCTTGCTGACGCCGAACATGGCAAGGATGCGGTCGCGGGAATCGAGCGAGAGGTTGCGGAAGTCCATGTCCTTCGGGTTCGAACCGATGCCCGTCCACTTCACGCCCTTTGGGAGGACCAAGATGCTGTTCATGTTGTCCACGCCGACGTGCGTAGACTCGAAGCCGATCTTCAGAGAATCAACCTGCGTCTCGGATACGAACTCGGTCTCAAGCACTCCCGCCGGTCGTGCGCCGTTCTGGAAGAATTTGCGGTTGAACTCCTGGGCATAGTTGTCGTTGTCGATGTAGTCCGCTGCGGCCTGTACGACTCCGAGGCCGGTGAACGGGTCTGACGGGTCGGGCAAACGGAAGTGGAGTATTTGATAGGGTTCGAACTTGATGGTTTTCGTCTCAAGCTTCAGCTCGTAGCCTTTGACCTGGAACGGGAAGGATGACGTGTCGATGACCGTCTTCATGAGCGACGGGTCGAGCGGATAGATCGCGGTCGGCTCGTCGAGCTCGTTCTTCACGCCGTCGAGATACCAATAGGCATTGCCCGTGAGGTCGAGATGCGCAGAGAGCATGTACTTCAGTTCCGGGCCGGTCATGTCCGGGTTTACGCCGTCCAAAAGATTGAGCAGGTCGTGGTCGGTCTGTTCCTCGTCGTTCTTGCCATCAACCTTGAAGAGACGCCAGTCGATGTTCATGATGTCGCGGGCGATCGCGTTCACGGATGCGTATACAAAGCCCCGGTTGTTTGCCATCGCCTTGCCGGCATCGATGCCGCTCGAACTGCCCGGACGATTGATCGCCATCGGGTTCGAGTCGCTGCCGAACTCGCCGAACTTCCCGCCAACGGCTTTGCGGATGCCGTAGATGTCGAACGTGATGTTCTGACCCTGCGAGTAGAGCTCGGGGTCGATACGGGAGATGAGCTTGCGAAGCTGACGCGCGGGCCAGCTCGGTTTATTTTTGGCAGTGAGGGAGGTTGGGATAAAGCGGTTTTGAGGCATTCGTTAGACAGCGATAATGTTTCCCTCAGTGATGCGGAACGAGTGAGCCTTGGCAATGTCGTGCGCCGAGTATGGACATGCGATCGGCTCTGCAATCGTAAGCGGGCGCTTCGATGAGATGTGCTGGGCAAGACTCGTCATGATCGGCAGGCCGCAGAACGGGCAACTGATGACGATGGTGTAAACGATCCGCTCGGTTATCGTGTACGGCTTTCCAGTCAGCTTCCAAATAAGGCGTTTGAAGAACGCTGTCGGTGGATCATCTGCTTTCACAACGAGATTCGCTCTGAAATAGAAATCACCCGCTTGCATTACGGGCTTGGTAGGGTCCGGCGAAAGCGCGTCTTCAAGGAACAACGTCTCCGCTTCCGTGACGCTGGCTTTATCAATCTCTCGCGCCTGTGTGGCCTTGAGTTCTTGCATGTGGTGGGATTACTCAAACTCTAGCAAACCAGTCACTTTCGGCAAGGGGATAACTTAAACAGTTGACAGTGTGACGACAGTGCTGAGACACTGTGACTGCACTGCGAACCTTAGAAAGAGGACAATATGCGTTGGATCCATAAAGAGCGGGTAAAAGGGAGCAAGACAGATGAGCTGCGGCTCGGGGTCGCGTCCTGGGATAGCGGCGATGGCAAGGCAAAGTCGATCAAATACACCTGGTTCGACAAGCTCAACCGGGCGGCACGCGGCGGTGAGATACCCGTCGATGCGTTGCCGCAGATGCTCGCCTTCGCCAAGCGGGAAGGTTATCTCTAAAGCAGCCATTGCATGGTATTCTGTGGCCACGTCCATTCCGGACGGAGATATAGTCCAAGGGGGTCGTGAGGACTCGCGCCGACCACGACCAGCGCGCCGATCTTGTTGGAATCGCCAACGAGAAGCGATGTTTGAACTGCGTTGATTTCCGTTTTTCGTTGGTAACGCAGTGCAAGAGAAGACTCGACCCCCACTGACTTCCCCAGCAAAATTGCCGCCACCGTAAACGATTGAAATGAAGTAACTTACAGTTTCGTCTTTTATTTGCCCACAACCTATGGTGTAATTGGACATACCCGAGCCTATTAGTGGGCTCCAGAAGGAGAAGTCCATTGCCCCTCACCAGTCTCATCTCAGCCCGTATCCCGCCAGTGACTCAGGGAATCAAGTTCTGCGATCGACTCTTTACGGAACCCACCCGTCTGTCGTCGGCGCTCATTCCACCGGTGTCCGGGATTTACGCGATCCTCGTGCCGGATGCCGGCTGCTCACCGCGCCAGTTCCGCCCGGTCTACTTCGGCGAATCGAGCAACTTGAACGGCCGCGTCAGCACATCGCATGAAAAGTACAACGATTGGGTCCGTGCTGCAGCGGGCAGTCAGTTGTACCTGGCGCACCACGCGACGATCTTGATGAACGATCAGCAGCGGCGCGATGCCGAGTGCGAGCTTATCAATCACTATCGACCAGAGTGCAACGATCGCATCAACACGCCGCCTCTACTGAAGTCGCTCTACGGGGTCTAAAGGCCTACATCTCGATCCAGTGGATCTTCGGCAGTTCGAGGCCCTGGTTCGCAAGCCCCTGTAGCAGGTATACGAGCGCGTCGTTCAAGTCGTCGTGCGACTCCACCCCAAGGTTGAATATCTGGCCTAGCAGCTCCTCGCATCCGCTGCGGGGGAAGAGCACCGTGCCGTTCTTGATGTACGGCGCGACAACCTGCAACCGAGCCCGCTTGTCGCCCTGCGGCTTCATCGGCACGACGGGGATCATCATGCGCTCCATCTCCTGGATGGCCGCCTTCTGATACGCCACGTCCTCCACGAAAAAGATATTTGCGCCCTTGAGCTCGCCCGGAATGCTCCTCACTTTTTGCAGGAAGTTGTGGAACGTAACGTGTTCGTTGTAGGGGTTCTGGTTGATATAGATCTTTGGTGAACCGTCCACGTAGTAGACCTCGCCGCTCGCAATGGCCGTGAAGTCGGCATTCTCCTTCTGTGAAATGGCAAGGTCGATGCCGTGGCCTTTGATCGCCGCGAGCTGGCCCGTCGGCTTCTCATCGTAGTAGTGGATGTCCTCCGGCGTGATGATCTGGTCTTCTTCGGGGACGATCTTCAAAAGCATCTCGCGCTGCCATGGGATCGCACCCATGTCGCGTTCCCGGTCCTTGAGCGATTGTGCGGTGGGATACATCGCGGGCCATGTACATACGCCCTTGTCCGTGATGAGCGGAAATTCAAGGCATTTGAAGCCGGTTCCTGGCGCCTTTAGGCGAGACAGTAACGCGTCCATATGCAGCAAATTGCCGATGACTACGAGCTTTCCCTTGCGGGCGTCGAGTCCAGGCATGACCTCCGAATGCAGCCAACGGTCGGTCTTATCGCGGTTCTCTTTCGTGCGCACCCATTCGCCGTCCTCGGGGTCGTCTACGACCACAAGCTTCGGTCTGTGCTGGAGATGGCGGAGTCCGCGCACCTTCTGGCCGCGTGATCGCGCAAGGATGCGGACGCCGTTCGAGAGCACGATGTTCTGCTTCTGCCATTCCTCGCCTTCACCTTTGAGCGCAAAGTCCTCGATCACCTTCCCGGTGATCTCGCCGTAGTCCTGCTTGATGAGGCTGTTCGTCTCAAGCTCATGCTTGATGGCGGATATGTTGAGCGTTGCCTGGCGGGAAGAATCGGCGATGAGGATGATAAACGGGTATTTGTCGGGATATTCGAGTGCAGCCCACAAGGGAAGGGCCAAGCTTCCGAACGTGCTCTTACCCGATCCGCGAAAGCCGATGATGAGCAGGCGGCGGAGTTCTTCAGTCTCTAGCGCGCGGATAAGTTCCGGATGGAATGCGGCGGGAGGATCGGTGAAATAGCCGGTGAGGTATACCAGCGAAAAACCGAGCAGGTGTTGCCTGGTCGTCTTACGAGCTTCGAACGTGTCGAAGGGGTCAAGCTGCTGGAGCGTCTTGGTGCTGGACATCCTCCATGGGGGCTTCGATCTGAGCGGGTGCTATCAGTCCCCAGCTCTCGAAGACGGCGATGATGGCTTGCTTTTTATCTTCCGGAAGCGGGGTATTGCGGATGGTGGCGTCGATCGTGCCGAGCTTGCGTTCGAACACGCCGGCATCGAACAGCTTCTCGAACACGGCGTTGTATGCTTCGCGCACCTCGCGCAACGCTGCGGCGCGGTCCCGACCCGCTTCGCTCTTGTCGTTGGCGATCTCCCAGCCCACGCGGGCGATCTCGGCCATTGCGTCCTGGAACGATGAGAGCGCCATGTTGAGCGTCCAGGTGTCGGCCCGCTTCGCTCGTTCAGTATGGATAGCCTTGAGAAGCGAGCCGATGTAATGGCGGTCGAGTGGCAAGCCGTCCTGCTCAAGCCGCTTGCGTATGCCCTCGGCGCTGATATGCGGGTGCTGCACTATGAGGCTGCGGACGCGCTCACGATGGTAATGCTTAGTTTTAGTGGACAGAGGTGGCATGGTGCCGATGGGAGGTTTCCCTAATCCTACCCCGACGTTTAATCCTTGTACAATTGCTCCACCCGGGAGGACTGGTGATGGTTTGTCACGTGTGCGGCGATGCCGCAAGCGCGCAGTGTTGGGATTGTGAGCGATACGTTTGCAACACCCACAACTGGTCCGGGGGACAATGCTCCGCGTGTAGAGAAAGTCTAAACCGGCGAGTGGAGTACAGACAGAGTGAGGAACAAAGGAAAATAGAAGAAAGCAAATGCGAATTTTGTGGCGCTGCTGATAAGGTCCATCTGAAATGTGCGGTCTGTGGGAAGTTCTTTTGCAATAGATGCGGCACGATAACGGTACTGCTCGGTAGGCACCGGGAAGGTGGTTCCAACGACGGACATAGTTGGATACGATGCAATGCCCATCCCCAAAAGAAGGTCTTTTGTCCCTATCCGCTTTTGTGGCTTTTTTCCTTCGGTTGGCCAAGTACTGATCCCGATCAGTTTGAGAAGCCGGATAAGTCTTGGAATCGTGATTAATTTAGGAGTTTTCAGGAGAATTGCGCGATGGCCACGGCGAAGACACCCACTCGGCGAATACGTACCTTCCCGGGGTTCCAGCTTAGATTTCCGGTGACTGAGATCCAATTGTGGGCTGACAAGTTTTCCCAGTTCGATGACGACACGGCCGCGCTTGATGCGGGAAAGCAAATTTGCCTCGGCAACTATAGCTTGAAAAACCTGCTCGTTATTGTGGAGTGGAAGTCGAAACGTCGTGCACAGTTGCTCGGAGACAATACCCAGAGTGAGCGTGATGAGGCGTTACGAATAGCCGTGAGCGCGTCTGAGCCCCGAACGGCGTTCGGTGTGCTCATGGGGCTTGCGGGTGTCGATACGCCAATGGCATCGGCAATTCTCACGGCCATCGATCCTGATCGGTACACGATCATCGATTGGCGGGCACTTGATGCGCTTGGCAGACCGGATTGGAACGCCAGTCTAAAGCTATATCTTCGGTACTATTTCCCTGAATGCGCACGGATCGCAACCGCGGCTGGCGTGAGCCTACGCACAGTGGATAAAGCGTTGTGGAGTTGGTCAAAAGTGAACTCATCGGAATAGTGCCGCTACCCTAGAGATCGACCAAGAATTCCTTGATGAACTTGCGGTTCTTGGCCGCGCTCTTTATCCGGTATCCCAGCTTGTCCTCTAGATGCTCGCGGATGATGCTGGCCCGTGGAATGATGGCGATCTTATACCGGTCGATGTTAGGAAAGAAGAACACCACGCACAATTCATCCGCTATCAACTGCCGGCTTTCCCGATCCACCTCGGTATGGTGCAGGTCGGGTATGCCGTATGGGTGCTCGCCGATCTTTACGAAGCGACCTTTTACTTCAACCTTGAGCGTCTTGGCATCGGTTGTGACAAGTAGGTCGTATCCCCCATGCCCTCCGCGAACACGGGCTTTATCCTCAACGGTGCAACCGGCGTATTTCCGTTCGTAGTAATCCTTTGCTGCGTTCATCGCGTCGTTCTCGACATCGCGTGCCA